AGATAATCCTAAAAAGTATTATGCCTGTGGATATTATAATTATGGCGATTTTGCGATTGAAATAGTTAGAGAAAAACCAGTCAACGCAGCACTGAAACTTTATAAATGGTGTAAGGAGAATGGGTATTTATGATGTTTTGGATTTTGTACGCATCATTTATTTTGGCGATAATTATTTTCTTAAAACAAGAGGGGTATTTGAAATGAAACCCTGCAAAAATCATAGAAAAATAGATAGTTCGTGGACTGTAGAACACAATCTTTGCAAAGCACTGATGAAAAAAGGTTACAAACAATTTAAGTGTAAGAAGTGTGGGTATTATTCTGTTTGGAGAAAAACTAAATGACTAGATTAATTGCTTTTAATAAGGATAGCATCAAAATAAAAAGGGACTATGAATATAATGTTAAACTATGCCCTAAATGTAAAAACATAATGACGCTTAAGGGAGACTGTGAAGAACCTATGTGTTTTTATGCTTGCAAATGTGGGTATTCTACTAAAGGATTTTATATATGACCGAACACGATTTTCAAACTAACATAGTAAATACGCTAAAGCAAATGAATGTGCTTGTTTTTTCGATTCCAAACGGACAAAGTTTACTTTCAAAGATACCATACAGACAAAGATTTTTTATGATGTCTTATTTAAAGCGAGAAGGGCTATACACAGGCGCAAGCGATTTAATCGTAGTAAATAAAGGCAAAGTCTATTTCGTTGAGGTTAAAGCCCCGACAGAATACACTGTCAGCAAGAAAACAGGCAAGCGTATTATATCCAAAGCAGGCGGTAAACAGTCTGATGCTCAAAAGAAATTTCAAGCAGAAATAGAAAAAGAAGGTTTGCCGTATGTTCTTATTGACAGCCACAAGACTTTTGAGGAGTTTCTAAACACACTAAAAAACAAATCTAATTATGGCGAATTTGCCACAATTAAAAAAGGGGATAAGATATGATCGAAGAAATTAAAATAGAGACCATTACTGATATTCTTAATGCTTGCAAAAAACATCCTAACCAAATAGACGTTTTAGTTAAAGATGTTAAAAATTTTATCAAAGAAAATTTGTTTTTGGAAAAAACTTTTAATAAGCATTTAAAGAATGACGATAATTTTAAAGGTACACGGTTACCCAGTTTTTTTGTTTGGGTACCTGACGGAAAAAACTGGGTAGAAACGACTATAATTTTAAAAGAGGAGACCAAAAATGCCGACAATTAAAATTGAAGTAGGAAAGGATTGTAAAACTTGTAATCATTTAGGAAATAGAGACGACAAAGCTGATGGTTTTAATTTTTTAAATCTACCATTTTGCAAGCTATTTAAAAAAGGTTTAAAAGTTCACATTGGTTGGGACACAGAAGAAGAGGAGAAAAAACTTGATGAGAAATTTAGGTTAGACGAAAAAGATTTTGACATATTAAAATGTGGGGAGTGCCGAAATGCCGACAATTAAGTTTAAGTTAAAAGACCCGAAGTATTGTAAAAAGGGTTTAAGTTGGTGTCCCTGTGCTAATTTTCACGCTCCAAATTTAAAATGTGATTTTGGGGATATCGCACAGGAAGTTACTAGCGCTTTTTGTAACATCAAACGCCCCCAATCCTGCATAGAGAAATACGGAGAATAATTATGAATATATTTTTTGCTTTTATAGTTTCAGCTATAATGACTTTATTTACTTTTGGAATGATTTTATTGGTTATGAAATTTGAAATAATTGGTTTTTTAATTGCATTTTTTCCTTTTTTATTTCTTTCAATTGTTTTTAAAATGTGGTTAAAGGGTGAATTATGATATTTGGAAATAACAATTTATTAGAAATGCTAAAAGAAGTTAGCAAACCATTATGGATTATAAAAAAAACAGAACCTAAATATGCATCAAAAGTATGTGAACGGTGTAAGGGTGTAGAAATTATAGGGCATAACGATTGCCCTGATTGTAAAGGCAAAGGATATATTACGGAGGTAGTAAATGACAGAAAAACTAGCAAGTGAGATAATGGAGTTATTGAAAAGCACAAAGAGTTTCGCAATAGAGCAGATGCCTGATGTTGTAATTCAGAAAATAGCATATGACAGTATTGTTTTTATTTCATTAGGCATAGTGAGCGGAATTGCTTTTATAATTTTTACCATAATGTTTTTGGTAGATTTTATAAAATATGAAACAGTAAGTTTTAGCGCTTTATTTTCGGTAGTAGCTGGAATTATAGCATCTGTTTCTTGGTTAACATATTTACAAATACAAATAGCCCCAAAAGTCTACATTTTAGAATGGCTTAAAGGATTTATAAATGGATAAATACTTACTAGCAGATAACTTAATCAAAGAAATAGACAAACAACCTAGCTTTGAGAAAATAGAGATTACGTTTGTTCGTAACGGAGACAGCACGATTATTTTTTTAGACGAAAAAGGTGAACGAATAAAAAACGGAGGTCGTAAGAAATGAAAAAAATGAGTATATTATTGATTGCAATTTGCATAATTTTTATTGCAGGTTGCACTTCAATAAACACAAACATTCCACAGGTAGCGTTTAATGCCATAAACAGTACTACTGTGGACTATGAAGTAATAAAAGACGTTAAGGTTGTAACTTGTAAAAAGTCTTTTGCATTGTATCCGATACCAATCTTTTGGGGTACAGGTAATGCAATGAAAGAAGCTAATTATAAGGCAATAGAAGCCGTACCTGATGCTGATGCTATAATTAGCCCTAGAATAAAACGTGAGGTCTTTAGGGTTGGTATTTGGTACAAGAAGGATTGCGTAACGTTAAAAGGTAAAGCTGTTATGGTAAAAAACAGGAGGTTGTAATGAGTAAAATAAAAATAGGCAGTAAGGTTGAGTGGGTTTGCAAAAGTGGTTGTGGTGACCATTTTAAATGCAAAGGAACAGTTATAGACACAAAGATGTCTACGTTTGGTAGTTGTAGAAAAGGTATGGGTGCTTCCATAAAAGTAAATTCAAAAAAGTATCATAACTTATATGGTAAAAAGAAAGCGTTTATATCAGTTAGTAACTTAACGTTAGTCTAATTATTAGCTCCCTTGTTTATGGCAGGGGAGCTAAAAGTTTTCACGTGAAAACATTATCGCCCTTGACAAACAAAACAAATAACTTATAATATATATGTTGACAAGTTGTTTTGTTTTTTATATGATTACTAAAATGGATACTAACTATACGGATTTAAATTCGCAGTTAGAAAAATGCTGGAGACGGGCGGGATAGTAACCCGCTTTTTTTTATTATGAAAAAAATTATAGTTAGAGATAAAGAAAATATGATTAGTCCTAAAGGTAAAAATTATCAGATAAGTTTTCTATTAGATAAACCTGAAGCTTTTAAAAGATTAAAAGAGTTTAATAGGAAAGTCGGCAATAGAATAAAGGCAGAAGTTCTTGAAAATGGACAGCATTACTACTTTAATGATTTATACAAATTAGTTGATTACAAAGAAAACAAAAAAACCTATCGCTTTTATTTTGCTAAATTTTTCAAAGAGCAAAAGCGAGTAGCTGAAATAATTGTAGGCAAAAGAAAATGCAGTATAGAGCCGATATGTAGCCCTAGAGTTATTATCGGTAAAAGAGAATATGAGGTAAAACCTAGTAAATTTAACTATGCTAAAAGAAATTAAAATATCTTGCCCTAAATGCGTAGAAAACTTTATTATAAATAAAGGGGAGTTTCATTTTGAAAGTGATTTGAGATATGGTAAGGAAAAAACAGTATTGCATTGCGTTTGTAAAAAGTGTAATGTAAAGTTGGAGATTGAAGTATGACATATAACAAAGCTATTAACATATTAAAATATACTAAGTACGATACTGCGGAAAACAAAGCTAAAAAAGATATGGCTATTAAGTTTTTAGATAAGCAGGGATTTTTTCGTAGTGATATTGAAAAATTAGCAATTGCTATTTGCGATTTTATTTCAAAGATTTGTAATAAGTTTAAAAAACAAGAATGTATAGTATTTCAGTACGATGCTAAAAAAGAGAGTGGAAATAGATTTAAGAAAATAGGAACTTCTAAAGTGCCAAAAGATTTATTTAAGAAAACTCATTTTATTGACGGTAAAAAAGTATGAAAAAAAGATGGCAATACAATGAAGTTTTAGGAATGCAAGATTATGTCAAAGCTAATCTTTGGAAAGAATTTGGCAACATAAAAAATACATTTAATAATTTAAAAAAAATACATAAAAGATTTTATGAATTATGTGATGAGTACGTTACTAAATTTATGAAAAAAGATAGAAAAAATAAAAAAGACAGTAAAACTACTTGTCATATGATAGATGTTAGTAAGGGTTCATACGTTTTTTGTTGTGATACTAGTAAGCTATATCGTGAGACTAAATCGGGAAAAAGGATTTTGGTAAAGTAATGAAAAAATTTTATAAGTATATTAAAAATAATCTTGAAGTATCTTGTGTACTTGATTTTTTAAAATAGCTCTTTAAACAATTTGTGTGGTATTATAGTTGCAAACATTAGGCATAGATGGTAACTATGGTATAAACAGGGATATAACCAATCCTTTATTGCTGCTAATTTTACCACACATTAATTAAAAGTAACAGTTGGGTAACGGCTTGCTCCCGTCCCTTAATTCCGCACTGGAAATCCTACGGAAACTGTTAGAATACGCTTTCTAGGAGCGTTTGTATTAGCATTTATGTGTTGATATAAGCGCTCCTTTTGCGTATACAGGCGGTTTTTATGCCAAACTATGAAGTTATATACTTAAAAGGCAATTATAAGAATTACAGTTATTTTGACACTGAAACAAGTGCATATGATTTCGCATCAAACAATAAACCCAGTAAGGTATTATTTAAGCAAAAAAAGATAGTAAGGGAGTTTAAATAATGTACGAAGTTTTATATTGGAATAACGGTAGGCAGTATACTACTGAATTTAACTCCGAAAAAGAGGCAATAGATTTTGCTATAAAGCATCACGGTATTTTAATGCAGGATAAAGAGGTGTTGGACAATTTTAGTGAGGGGTAAATAATATGGGATTATTTGATGCAATAAGTGAAATGGTTAAGTTACCTTTTGATATAGCAAAAGATGTGGTTACTATGGGTGGGGCTTTGACAGAAGAAGACAAGCCATCAACGGTAAAAAGATTAGAAAAAAGTTATGAGGAGCTTGATAATTAAACAGGTATAAATATGGCAGGTAATTTTAAAAAAGAAAAAGTATACGGTAACGACCAATGTGAGAAATGTAAATACATAGGCGAGTATTGGAAACAAGAAAACTACGAAGAGTGGGAATGTAGACATAAAAACCATAAATATAAATCTGACGCACCTTTTGAGATTATTAACCCAGACAACGACTGTAAACTATTTCAAAGGAAAAGATTTTTAGGGATATTCTAAATATGGCAGAGAAGAAAGGTAAAAAAAGCAATGCAGGTAGAAAGCAATTTGATGGTAAATCAGAGAAAGATGTATTAGGGAAATTAGAGTATGTATGGAGTGTTGGGGGTACGGATAATGAAGCGTGTCTTTACGCAGATATTTCAGTTCAAGCACTAATGGATTATCAAAAAAAGTATCCTGTAATTTCTTTAAGAAAAAAGCTACTCAAAGAAAAACCTGTATTGATGGCAAGGGAAGCGGTTATAAATGCACTCAAAGAAAAGAACCCTGATATAGCAATGAAGTATTTAGAACGTAAGAAAAAAGATGAGTTTAGTTTAAAGACGGAGACGGCTTTAAGCGGTTCATTATCTGAAGTACCACAGGCACAGATAAATGTTATTAGTACAAAAGATAAGAAAACTAAATGAAAAAAGATACAGAACTTAAAAATAGAGCATTATTGTTTCATAAAGAATACTGGAATTTATGTTTAAAGCATAAGTTTATGATAGGGCAGTCTAAATACAGAGAAGCGTATATACAAAGATTTAACGAGCGCCATATAAATGCAGTTTTAGAAGATTTGCTAGACAATATAAATAAAGATGAACCATATATATTGATACCATAAAAAATGAAAAAAGTTAACATAGATATAATAGACGAATTTTTACCATTGTATACCGAACAACATCGGTATAAGGTTTACTATGGTGGCAGGTATGGAGCTAAAAGTACAAACTTTGCAAAATGTCTATTATTGAAGGGCAGAGAAGAAAAGCTACGCATACTTTGTACCCGCGAAATTCAGAATACTATCAAAGATAGTGTACATAAATTATTTAAAGATTTAATAAGTCAGTATGAATTTGTTGATTTTAGAGTAACTGCTGAAAGTATAACTAATAATCTAACTGGTAGTGAGTTTATTTTTAAAGGTCTAAAATCCAACATTACTGAAGTTAAGGGTATAGAAGGTATAGATATAGCGTGGGTAGAAGAGGCGCAGTCTGTATCAAAGCAAAGTTGGGATATATTAGACCCAACAGTTCGTAAAGAGGGTAGCGAAATATGGGTTAGTTTTAATCGCTTTACTGAACGAGACCCAGTATACGAAAAATTTGTTTTAAATCAGTTACCTAATTCTTTGGTTAAAAAAGTTAACTACGATATATTAGAACGGGCTGGACTTTTAACTGATGTAATTAAACAACAGATTGATTTTGACAAAGCTAATAATCCTGATTTGTATCAACATAAATGGCTAGGTGAGCCGTTAAGTCAAACGGATAATGCCATTTTAAACAGAACCGATGTTTTAGCAGCAATGCAACGGACTGTAAATGATGACGGACAAATGGAAGTAGGCATTGATGTGGCAAGATTGGGAGAGGATAGGACTTGCTTTTACAAACGTAAGGGATTAAAGATAATAGATTTTAGAGAATATAGTAAAAAGAGAAGTAATGATATAGTTGATTATTCAAAAGATTTTATTAATTCTGATAAGAAAATTTCACTTAAAATAGACGATACTGGAGTTGGAGCAGGCGTTACTGACCCCTTAATGGCAGAAGGTTACAATGTAATGCCTATTAATTTTGGGCAGTCTGCAAAGGATAAAGATAAGTACCCAAATGCAATATCTGAAATGTGGTTTGAGTTTAGGGATATATTAAAAGACATACAAATTCCTTACGACCAAGATTTATTAATGGAACTTACTACAAGAGAATGGAAAATGGATATCAAGGGCAGACGTGGTGTTGAAAGTAAGGACGTTTATAAAAAGCGAGGGTTTAGAAGTCCCGATAAGGCAGATGCTTTATTATTAGCTTTTTATCAACCTAAAAATATAACAATAGACGTATTTTAAAAAAACTATGTTAAAAAAATTATTAAGTAAAATTTCAATAAAAGGATTATTTGGCGGTAGCAGTAAGTCATATAATAATTTTGACGAGTGGATAAGACGTAGCGTGCTTTGTAATGAGTATCAAGACACTAGTATTAACGAACAGACTAATCTATACCGCAACGTAGCGCCTTTGGCTACCGCTATTGACAAAATAGCAGACGAATTTAAAAGCGTCCAGCCATATTTAGAGAATTTAAGCACTGGTGAACTTACCTTAAAATCCCCAGTTATAGAATTACTTAAAAATCCTAATGCTGATACTACGCAAAAAGAGTTATTACGTCAGATGGTATCGCTATTTGAAATGCACGGCAATTGTTTTTTAGCCATAAGTGCCATTAACGAAAATAGAGAACCTTCGGAATTGACTGTAATACAAAACAGCAATATAAATATAAACGAAAGTCAAACTGATGGTTATCCTGCGTCTTATGATTACAATACCTGCAATGGAAGCATAACTTTTTATAGACGTGAGTTTAAGGACAAGTTTAGATACTTTACAAAAGATGGTATGCACGAACTTTGGCATATTAAGAATTTTGGAGTTGATAACTTAAAATTAGAAGGGTTTACTAAAGTAAATGCAATCTATTATAAATGCCGTCAATGGCTATTAGGCGGTTTACATAATATGTCTATGCTAGAACAAGGCGCTAGAATATCGCTTTTAGTAAGTACGGATAATAACATATCTGATGCACAAAGAGAGAAATTAAAGGCAGAGTTAAGCAATAAATATGCAGGCGCTGAAAACTCGGGTAAGATAATGCTATTAACTGGCGGGCAAATGTCTGTAAAAGAAATGAGCCAGTCTAATAAGGATATGGACTTTATCAATTTAGAGACGCAAGCAGAGAAGTCAATATATTCTAAATACAATATCCCGTTACCGTTGGTACAAACCGATAGCCAAACATACGATAATTACAGGCAGGCAAATAATATATTTTACAATAGTGTTATTTTACCGCTAGTAGATAAGATGTACGAAGAGTTAAGTATATTTTTATTTCCTAGATATAAAATTGACGTAAACAAGTTTTCATTAGGTTACAACAAATCAGAGATAGCAGGATTAGAAGCTCAAACGCTTGCTAACTTAAAGATACTTAAAGACACAGATATTTTAGTAGATAACGAATTAAGGGCTTTAATAGGGTACGGAGAGTTAACTGACGGAGATGTTAAATACCGACCCGCTAACTTATTGCCTTCGGGTACTGTCGTACCTGATGCCGAAAAGAACATACGGGATTATTTACTAAAGCAAAAAGATGTAAACGGCAACAAACTATATAGCGATACGGATATTGAGTATGCAGTTAAGGGGAGTAAGTAAATTGGAAAGAACATTATTAAAAATAAGCAAATGGACTAGATTAAAAGAGGGCATTCATACTGTTTGCCCTAAATGTAGTTTAGGTTTTTTGCTAAATAAGCGACATATTATAAGCGATAACGGAGAAGTGAACCCTAGTTATTTATGTCCACGATGTAATTTCCATACTTATATTACTTTAGAAGATTGGAGCAAAGATGCCACTAGCACAAACTAGAGCCGAAAGGCAAAGACAGGGAGCTTTAGACACCGCAAAGAAAATGCGGTTAGAAATCCCTTTTGCTAAAGATATCAGGCGTATACTTAAAGCTATATCAGATGACTTTTACAACGAATATATACGTAGTGGCTCCGTAATAGACGTAAACGCATACGCAGATGACCTTAATGCTGCTTTAAAAAAGAATTATCGCAATATAGCTAATAAATTTAAGCGTAATTTAAGAACGGATAAAAGTATTGATATGGAAACGAAAGGCGTTGATGAGAATATAGAAGGTAGCTTGAAACAATATATTGACGTACATTCGGTTAAGCAAACTGGCTTAATTTTAAATACAACAAAAGAATTACTTAACAAAGATTTGCAGGATAGTATTATAGCATTGTCGGAAAGCGGACAGGATTTGACTAATGAAAAAGTAGCTGATACAACGTGGAAAAAGAACTCTGCAAGGGTAGCAGGCAGGGCTAAAACAATTGCAGAGACTGAAACGCAGAATATGTCTGAAAAGACTAAGCAAACTGAAGCAGATGAATTGGTTATTGCAGGGGCTATAATAGCTGGTATAGCCATAACGCAACTATTAAAAAAACGTTGGAACTCACAGCTTACAGAGAGAACACGTTTTCCACACGCTGTTGCTGATGGGCAAGTAAGAAATATCACGCAGCCATTTATGGTTAACGGTCAATTACTTATGTATCCTGGTGATACTTCTTTGGGTGCATCTGCGGGAAATACTGTAAATTGCCGTTGTTGGGTAACTTATGAAACTTAAGGAAATAATATGCCATTTATAAATTATCACGCATTTAGATTAATAGACCCTAAAGAGTTTGAAAGTTTTAGATATGAAAAGGATAAATTTGCAGACGGAATAGACGCAGTTTGGGGAATTAGAAAGAACGGAAAAGTTGATTTACATACGATACGATTTTTAGCAAGTAAATGGACTTTTAAACGAGCAAAAAAATGGATAAAAGACCATAATTTTAAACCAATTTTATCTGAAGAAGCTACAGGTAAAAATTATTTAGGAGATGAATTTATGAACAATATGCAAGTAAAAGTATTGCCGATGTCTGATTTTAAGGCAATAGAAGAAAACGGAAAACTAACTATTAGTGGATATGCAAATACTAAAAATAAGGCAGATAGATATGGCGATATTCCAACTGTGTTTAGTGATAAAAGAGACTACGTTTACGAATTAAAAGAGTTTAAGAAAAATCCTATTATGCTAATGAACCATAATAATAAAGTAGAAAGCATCGCAGGCAGTTATCCCGAAGTTAAGGAAGACGAAAAGGGATTATTTGTAAAAGGCGTATTTTCGGATAGCGATTTGCCTGAAATAAAACACGCAAGGCAGGTATATGGAGAAGGACACGCCAAAGCGTTGTCTATTGCGGGTAGATTTTACTTTGAAGACGAAAAAAAACCTAACAATTTAACTTTAGCAGAGATATTTGAAATATCACTTGTAGCAATAGGTGCTGACGATAATGCTTTGGTAACCGCAGAAAAGAAATGTTTAGAAAATTTACAAAAAAGGGGAATGTTAAAAGAAAACTTGACAGATGATTACAATAAAAAGGCAGTAGTAAAAGAAGACACTAAAACAGTACCCTCATATCAAAACTTTACTTTATCTAGCAGGGAAAAAGAATGGAGTGCAACGGAAGCTACTAAAAGAGTTAGGCAGTTTACCGATAGCGTTGATGAGCCATCAACCGAATATAAAAAAGCATTCTTTTACTTTGACCCTGAAATGGACGACAAATTCGGTGCTTACAAATTGCCTTATGTAGATATAGTTGATGGTAAAATGGTGGCTGTATTTAGAG